TTTCCCAGCACGCCAGCGGTGACGTTTGTTACTCCAGACCAGCCGTTTATCGCACGGAAAATCGTATTCAGTGCGCCTATCGGGCAGGCTATCGCCCCGGTGCTCTGGTTCTGAAAAACCACATCGACAGCACCGCCAGCCGGGATCGTTGCATCGGCAAGTGAAGCATAAACATACCCTGCATCATCACGCGCCATACTCCCGGCTGGGATAACCGTATCAACCAGCCCGGTACACACAGCCGTTACAGTTGTGCCGAGCGCTGCGATACGGTCGAGAAAATAAATGCGCCCAATGGCATCCTGCCAACGTCCGCTTGCAAAGTCGGGGTTAACGCTGTTTGCGACCGCCAGCAGTTGGTCGTTCTTCTCGGCGATGATAGCAGTATCCGATATCGCTATTTGCCCCTGGGGCGTCGTTAGCTCACGGCTCATGCCATTACCCAGCGCCGCTGCCAGGTCGGTTAATCGTCCGGCCAGAATGTCCGCTTCGTCCGGCACTTCAAGCCCGGAAGTCGAAAATTTAACGCCGGGTACCGACGTTGAAATCGTTGTCATAATTAACTCACAGGTTGACGGTGGTTTCGGTGCCGTTCTGGTCAACAACGACGATTACGCCAGTCACTGCCCTGGCCTCTCCGTGGATTATCGTTGCGCTGGCCGCAGCAATGTACGGAAGACGAAGCGCCTCATTTTCCAGCCACGTCTGCACGCTGCCCATCCCCGGGTTACGCCCGAGAATTTGCTCGTTGTACGGCACGCCGATATCAGTCTGGTAGATGCACTCACCCCGGAAAGTTGAACATGCCGTTGCAACGTCCTGAGCACATGCGTATGGGTTGCCGGCAGTCGCCAAATTTCCGCGACCATCCAGCGCGATATCCCAGGTATCGGGATCGAGATAGAGAGAGCTGGTCTTCATTGCTATTCTCCGGACATAAAAAAGCCCGCTCGATGGCGGGCTATATGGGCAGGATTAACTTTAATAGTATGCGGGGACTTGTATCCTCTCATTGCCATTATGGATTCCATTGCTACTTAGGACCCAGCATGCATGTGCTGTTTTTTGTATCAACGCACGATCCTGAGGGCTTATACCCGCTACCGCATCTAAGTTTTTGCGCATCTGGGCTAACGTAACCCCTCCACGTTGAGCCTCACCAGCCTTGCTACACATAGTGCGAATAGACGCATCATACTGCCCTTGCAAATACGGATTTATATCCATCGCCATTCTGTATGCGTAATTGAGCTCATCCGTTGCATCCTGAATATTTTTATCACGGGTGCACTGTGGAGATGAGGCGCATTTATCTTTTTTAGCTTGAACTTCTTTGGCGTATTGCTCTTTATGCAAAGAATCTAAAACTCCTACATATGCATCATAGGTGCATGTGGTGCGATAACCATCAGGAATGTTAAAGCACTTATTTACTATTTCATTCGCTACAGACTCTTGTTCCTGAGAAACATTCGCTTGGCTTAAATATGATGCTCTAATCTCTCTGACCGTCCCAGTTTTACCATTCTTCAAGCGAAGCGTTTGATCCTCCCCAGAATGAATTAGCGAGTTTAATTTTTGCTGAGGGGTTACCGCTTTATTCCTCTCAATATCTAGCTGGCTCGTGCACCCCGCTAGGAAAAATGTAATAAGCGAAAAACTCAACGGGATTAATATATTCTTTTTCATCACTGCGGTCCTTGTGTTTGAGATCCCCCCGATTCTACGCCGCTGTGAACGTGAGTGTCTACAATCACTCCATTAACCAATTGCAGGCGACCATCTGGGAGAACTGTGAGCCCGTTTATTGTCACGTTCCCTAGTGATTTGATGTTGATTCCATTACCTGTGAAGTGGATATATTCAGCTGGTTCTTGATTCAGTAGCGAAATTCCCGTCAGATAAATACCATCGGCTGCATTATGTCGCCGGAGACTGGCTGGTAAGGCATCCTTGTGAGTTGTTTTTACGTCACTAATATCTTTATCACATACAGCCATTAGCCCAATATCACCAGGCTGCGGGTCCATAATCACAGCACTGCCCCCTCGTTGTAGGCGAAGAAAAGGGATATTTTCAATGCTCTGCCGTTGCATCACCTCAGATCCATCATACTGGCCTGGTAGCAGGCTTCGCACAGTCAACAGACCAGCAGTAACAGCCTCAACCTTGACTATATCAATAAAAAACAGATTCCCCAGTAATTGTCTGACAATGTAATCAAGCGTGTTACCTTCACTGGAAAGATCGCTTGCAGCTGGGCCTTTGCTCATTTATTGCCACCTTTATATAAATCTGCCGGGGAAGCGACCACAAACGTATCCCACAAACCACCGTCAACATTCGATGACAGGTAATGTGTCGTGCCTTCCTGAACCAGATATTCTCCACTGGCATGTGGCAAATCGGATTGAAGTATCAGCCTTCGACCCATGCGAATTAACGGGGAATACATGCATCGAAATTGGATACCATTATCAATAAAGGTGGGATATCCCTTAAGACCATTCTCCGGCGAGACATAAGGTGCGACATCATCAACATATTTCCCGTCAGAATAAATAGCGACCATACCCAGAGACATATCGACATTAAATTGATAGTCCTGAGAGATGCGGGTTATCTGTTCGATAGCGTTTCCAGAATAGTGAATTGATGACGCTTTTCGATTAACCCCCCGATTAACAAACTTTAACCCTGCCTTTGTCGCTATCGACTCAACTACCGTGGCAATATCCAGATCGCCAGCCAGGCTGGTATCCTCAAAGCGTTCACGCCGGATATCAGATACAGCATTTGCCGTCAGCTCAATAGGGGCATCCGGCATCTGATTTAAGTCCACTTTTGACGCAATAATACTTCCTGAAAAAACCAAGTCATCTTCAGCCCATACCCGAATAGCATTTTGCTTCTCTTTTAACCATTTCTGGGTCTTATTCGTCAGCTTCGCCATATACTCCAACGACAGGCCGTATAAGGACAATTGCATGGTTGTCCCGGTTACCCCGCCGTATGCCGCTATGGATAGCTCACATTTCATATTCTTGAGGGTAATAATGTTACCACCCAGCCCGTCAAAATCACCTTCGCCGAGGGTAAATTCCACTGTCAGGCTGCGCCGTTGATATGTCATTGCAGTTCCTCTGCTGTCAGGTAGTAAAGTTTGAAACGGGTTCCAATTTCATTCCATCTGGGATCATCAGTACCCAGCGTATCTATGAAAACCAAATCACCTTGAAATTTCAGATAGGAGTACCGCACCAGCCGGGTGCAGTTCAGACAGATAACGCCCTGCATAACCGGGTTATTACCGAGCCAGAGGTCGATATAAAAACCCGTACTGCGCTGATGGAGACGAATTTTGCATGACTGCTCACCCAAAGAGACACTAACCTCCTGCCCCTTCGAGGGTTGTAGCGTAATTTCCTGCATCAGGGCACCACCTTCACAAACTCTTTAATGGCATTTCCGAGTTGCTTATCGATGCCGGTGGTCGCATCGTTCCAGCTTTTTGCAACACTCTCCGCCGCTGAGTTTACACCGGACACAAGGCCGCTTCCCGTGGTCGACAATGCATCAGAAAGGGACGTGTAACCACTGGTCCAGGCTGTTTTAACGTCGTCCATAGAGACAGATTTAACTTGAGACTGGAGGCGTTCAGTGCTGACGCTTGTCCCGGTGCTGGATGCTGCGTTCGAACTGACTGAAGCGCTCGTGCTATCGCTGGATATAGAGACTTCACCGATATCCATAACCTGCTGGAACGTCGCGCTGATCGTTAGCAGGGTCACTCCCTTCGTGGGAGTGATAGCAAAATCATAGTGAGCCAGGTCATACCCCTGATAAATCCGGTCTGGCGTCTCGATATCATAAGTGCAGGCGGTATTCTTCATCTGTTCCAGCGTATCAAGCAGACCACTACGGCTTTGCGTGCTGAAGTTGGTCAGATTAGGCAGCGCACCACTGTATGCACTCAAGCCCTCCAGAGAAAACACCACCCGCAACTCCGACGGGCGGCGAACCTTGTTATACGAGGAATAACTGCCACGTTCGATGGGCGAATTGACGATGGATGCATCGCCCATCGGCTCTGCGGATATCCAGCCCGATGGGGTAAATACAGTCATTCCAGCCACTTTCCCAACGCTCAGCAGATCATCTGTCACTTTGTTGTAGGTGATACCCCACGACGGATATAGAGCGGTATTGATAGCGGAAAGCAGACTGCGCGAATTAATCGCTGAAAGCAGCGTGGTTTCGTTCAGGGAAAACATACTCTCTCTCCTATGAGGTCTGCCGTGTATCAAATCCCAGCGCCCGAGTCCGGTTCTGCACCGAGTGGCCTAAGTCTGCCGTGAGCTGATCAACACGGTTCGCCGACGACTGCACGGTTACGTTACCGATGTGATACTGGGAACTGGCCTGAGCAGCCTGTGCCGGTGGCGGAGAACGGTCAACCGTCATCCCGGCACCGGGTTGTATACCTGCTAATACTTTCGGAACATACTGGCGGGTTTCCTTCGGTGCCTGGCTAAGCCCTTTTTTCTGAACATTACCAATTCCCCAGTTGTACGCCGCTAGCGCCGACGGCAAATCCTGACCTGTCTGCTTAAGTAACTGCCGGAGATATCGGCCCGCAGCATCTGTCGATTTATGGGGATCAAAAACATCATTACCACGCAGCCCCATATCCCGGGCGGTGCCTGGCATAAACTGGAAAAGCCCCTGTGCGCCAGCAGGTGAAACGGCATTAGCATTGCCACTGCTTTCTACGGTAGCGACACTGCGCAATAGCCCGGGAGGAAGCCCATATTTATTCTCCGTATCAGAGAAAATACCTGTCAGGCTATCCAGCAATTTTTTGCCGCTCGCAGAGGGTTCAGCAGGAGCTCCCGGAGGGGCTTGTAAAAGGTTTGGCTCTCGCGTATCCGCCGATACTGACGGCACGAAGAATTCCAGGATCTTACCCAGAATGTCGTTGGTCTTGTTACGCTGCTCCTTGCTCTCATCACCAGCGCGTTTGAAATCGCGCCGGGCGTCACGCTGTCCGCTGCTAAGGTCATCCAGCGCATCTGCCGTTTTATTTTCCCGTTCATTCACCTGTGGGAAAATACTGCCAGAAGGAATGCCAGGCGAAACCTCCGGAACACTCGGTTTCGAAAGATTGCTGCCGGAAGGAATATCAGGCTGGATGTTATTTCCATGAACAACGCCATTGCTCTGACCTTCCCGAATCACCTTGCCGGGACCAAGTAGCCAGTCCATCCATTTAGGATGCTCCCGGACTTCGGATACTTCCCGGCTACCGATATCATTTTTTATACCAATAGAATCGAGAGCATCACCGACATTTTGTTTGGTGTACCGCCAGGAGGACTCGGCGCTGTCTTTGATATTTTCTTTATCTTCGACCGCATAGTTGGCGTAGGCCGCAGCACCTAACAGCCAGGGAGGAAGCGGGATTTTTGTTAATCCAAGTAACCCACCAGAAAATTTACTGAGAAAACCAAGTAATTTGCCACCAACCGAAACGCCAACCAGCAGCAGGATCGCATTCTTCCAGCCGCCGACAGACTGGGCCGCTTCATCACAAATTTTGGCAACTGACGAAATAGTTCCAAAGAAGGAATCGATGGACGCCTTTATCTCCTTCGGATGCTGCGCCATCCAGTCGGCCAGTTCGGTTAAGTAGCCTGTAAACTGCTCGACATAAGGAGAAAGCGAGCCATAAATCACATAGCTGGTCTTTTCCAGTTTTTGCTGTAGATCAGTCCATTCCCGGTTAAATCGTTGTGCATTTTTTACATCAGCCTCGGTTACACCAGACTGCCTGGTAAGGCGGTCAGCATCCTTCGAGAACTGCCCGCTTCTCATCGCCTGAATAGTTGCATCATCCAGACCCAGCATTATTCCTATCTGACGCGCCCGATCTCCGTTGCGTTCCTTTTTTAGCGCCTGTTCAACAGTGCGCATCAGGTCGCCGGAGTCCATATTCGCGGGATCAAACGTCACGCCAGTATCGCCGCTAAGCATTGCCAATGCATCAGAAATTGGCCCAGATCCTTTCCCCATCGACCGATAGTTTTGAAGGAAATTCTGGAAGCTGCCTAACGTACCGGTGATTTTCTCTGCGCTGCTGCCCGCGGACTGTGCCGCCTTCGACCAGCCATCGAGCTGACGCGCTGACATACCCAGCGCCTGGGACTGAATCGCCAGCTGCTGAAGGCCGGACGTCGTATTACGGACAAAGGAAGACACCCCGGCAACGCTGAGTGATACGCCAGCCAGCGCCAGCAGTTCATTTTTGATTGACGAAAAGAAGCCCGCTGCGCGCTTGCCCTGCGTCTCCATTTCCTTCGCAGTGGTATTTGCATCTTCACGGGTGTCTTTCAGCCCTGCGCTAACCTCTTTCCTTTTTTTCTGGTAGTCGCTGGCGTCCAGGCCCAGCGTCACCACCAGCGCATCAATTACCGAAGTCGCCATCTGAAGCCCCTGCTACCGATTTATTGTGATTATCCACGGTCATGATTTCGAGCAACCACCACACATCCTGCACGCTGTACACCGTGTCCAGCTCATGCAACGTTGCCATCCTCCCGGACAGGACAGCCGCGATCGTCACAGGTACGTTTTGGTACTGCGCTAATCCGCGAATATCGTCCGGAAGGCGTGGGGGCAGGTCTAATCGGCGGTGGCGCTCAAGAAAGCCAGATGAAGTTTCAGCGTTTCCAGCTTCAGGCGAAACCAGGTGCTGGGTTCTTCGATGTGAGTATCGTCAAGCGGGATCACCGTCGTTGGCGTAGCCGCAAACTCAACACACCCCAGCAGTTCATCCATCAGAGGTTTTGAGTCAGCGAACGGTACCTTCGCCAGCGCGGTAAGACCGAATTTAGCCAGGCCCACCATACCGGACGCCATCACCGCTGCGTGGGCTTCCGCTGCCGCTCCGCCCTCCGGTTCTGGTTGCGCCGCTGCGCTTAACGTGCCCAGCACACTGTCCGGGATAGTGACACCTGTACCTACCATCGAGCAGACAACACGCATCGCCCATTCTTCGGCCTGACGTGCCGGCATTTCGGTAATGCGGAACTGCTTACCGTGATCGCGGTTCTTCGAATCCACGGTGAATAACATCGTTTTGCGTGCCATTATCCGTTGTAATCCTCTGCTGTGATGTTTTCCCACTCAATGATGCCCGCCATCGGCTGCAATACACGGCCCGCAGACGGCATTGACTTATAGCGCTTGAACACGCCGTTCGTGCAGGTGAACTTGCGCCCCAGCGCAGGCAACAGCACGACCATGTTGCAACGGAAAAGTGCTTTTGACGTTCGCTGCGTGGTCATCCAGGTATCGAGCTTGCTGCACGTCGGCGAGGAGGGTTGCAGGTGAAACGTCCAGGTCAGATCCCCGAAGATGAAGCCGCTGACCAGTTTACCGTCAGCAGTACGCTGGGTTTCCGCCATATCCGTATCGCCCATATCAAAAATATTCTGGGCTTCGAATTCTTCGAACTTAAACCCGCCAGGGTACAAATTCGTCACGGTCATATTGATAGTGCAGTCAGCACTGGTAATAGTTTGCGGAGTTCCGGCCATTACTGCACCTCGATAGAGTTGATATAAAGCTGCTGAATAAATCCACCGTCGCAGTACCAGAGATAGACCTCCGGTGACGTACGCTCAGCGCGCATCGTCGCGGTAAATTCGCCGATATAAATCAGATAGCCCTTTGAATTAAGGACGCTGGTTGGATCCATGCCTGTGGCGTTTTTTATTGCGATGAGCTGGCTGTCGCCCAGTTTGGTGCCCGGGCTGATTCCGCCCCACTCCTTAAACAGCTCAATCGTACTGAGCATCGCCGTTTCAATCGCGGCCCGCCCGTCTGCTGCATACGGGAGATAAACTTCTGACTGGAACAGCGTGATAATGTCTCCCTGAAGTTGCGCATTCAGCCACATCTGGCCCAGGTATGAATCGAGCCATTTGTAATCACCAGTGACGCTGCCGGGATACCACTGGTTCGTGGTAATTTTGTTCTGTGCGTATTTGCCGTAGAAGTTATAGCCATTTGCCATCAGCGCCGAATACTCGGTATTTTTGGTCACCATGACCTCAAGCCCGGACTGCACGCGAAATGCCAGGTTACGGCGTCCGTTTCGCTGGTTAAAGTTCAGCGCCCCCGCATACCCCATCACCCCGGCACCGTGATCCTGTCGTCCGTAGACCGGAACAACCCCGGCATATTCAGCAGAGATAATCGGGGTGGCCAGAGCGTCAGTGCTACCGTTCGTAATCGCGGCCGTACTGTCATCCAGCATCACGTAAGCAAAACGCAGGCTTTGCGCGTTTGTCCACTTCGCAAAATCCAGCACCTGGCCAGCGGTAGGCATAAACGCGGTGGTGAACGTGGCCCAGTTCTGGTTTTGCTCCAGAACAGACGTCATCAGGTCACTGACCACATCCGGGCCAACACCCTGCGATAAGGTCGCGCCACCTGTCTGGGTAAGCAACAGCTCGTCGGCAAGCGTGCCAGATGCGTAGGTCATTGTGGAGTCGGCACCCGGTGTCAGGCAGGAAATCACCATTGCCTTTGCCGTGGTATCGAACGTCACGCTGACGACCGCAGCAGAATCACCATTAATGGCATCGGCAATGCGTCCGGCGGCTTCCGCAAAGCTGGTTACATCACTGAGATCAACATTCTCTGAGGTCACCTCTGAGCCATTCACACTAAGCGTCATTGTTCCGCCAAGCGTCGCCAGTTCTTCCAGCGTCATGCTCGCCAGGGAGCCGGAGCGCAGGAAAGCAACAGCAGACGCGGTGTTAAACCGGGCAAACAACAGCTCCCCCGGTGTCCGGGATGAATTGTTGTAGCCGTTGAAATACCAGGGGGCCATCTCAGCTTCAACAGTCTCACTGCCAAAATAGGCAGAAACATCCTCAGCGGTGGTAAACGACAGCACCTGTCCTGCTGGCATACGGGTGTTATCCGTCAGAATGAGGCCATTCAAATCCAGAGCGGATCCGCTGGCCTTGAGCACGCCGGGTAATACCCTGACGATATATGATAAAGAAACTGCCATTATTTTTTCTCCGGTGGGAATCTGGAATCAACAGAATCCGCGCGCACGTTAGCGCCGGTCATAAACTGCTGTGGCACCACAACGGCACTCACAGGGTTAGCGTGAAAATCAACGGTCCAGCGGGGTTCATACTGCATCTCGCCGTTAATCATTGACGTCTGGCGGGGGTCACCTGCATAGAGCGGGATCAGCACCGTGCCATTCTGGCGGAACCATTCACAGGCGTACTCAGAACGACAAACACGGCTGAATATCGATGCCTGGTTCTGAGCGGGCGGACCGTAGAAATCGACCTGGCACACCCACTCTTCCACGCGCCGCAGCTGCCGTTCGCCGTAATCGTCACCCGGGGTATAGCGATACTCTGACCGGACAGTAGATAACCCGGTGACGTCTAGTCCGGTCATGGTGATGAAGTTGCCCAGCGGCATCGGCGTACTGTTCTGCTGGGATTGATAAATATCAGCGCCAGTAAAAAGGCCCTGAAGAAAATCCCCCAGGGCCTTAAACAAATCGCTGTCTGTGACGGTAATGCTTACGTCAGCTGGCGGCATACAATCACCCTCGTCCAGTCCGGCCAGATCTCCGGTACGGCAACCACCAGCCAGACTTCATCACCGATAACGAACTTATCGCCGCCCGTCTGTTTGCTCCGGCTCATCCCGCACCAGTTACCGTCTGTCCAGATACTGACCATATCGCCCTGAATATTGAGGTTATCCATATGGCGCAAATCAGCCTGTGATACGGCCTGTTTCTGCACCTTCATGGTGACAGGTTCGGCATAGCCAGCAGACGTGGAGTAATCAGCGTTTTTAGCCGGGCCAGTGGATCGATAAATTT